CCCCGATGACAGATCGCTGTTTATACCATTTGGATAATAGGTCGCAGGGTCCACTTCTGACAGAATTCTGTATTTTCCTTGCCAAAGGTATTCCTGTGCAGCCATTAAAAAGCCCCTCCATCAAGGGTGTTTGGAAGTATGACTGGTTGTGCAAATTCCGCAGGGAACGCAAGGACAGGAACGCTTGGCAAAGGATCGACACCTGGCAATTCCGTAGTTGGGTCGGTATTTCCTATTCCTGTTTGACCAGGATAGCCCTGCAACAGCGTTGCTGCCTCATTTGGAACCGCATATAGGCTGACGGTTGGTAATCCTGGCAGTCCTGTTGCTTCCTGTGCTGCTCCCGTTCCTCCTGCCATTATGATTGTAGAATCAGATACTCCAGGAGCCGTGGGTGGCAACGGGGGCAACGCTACCGCTGCGACTTGTTGAGAGGATGTTGTTTCCTGCCTCGACTCCGATTCATCGGAAAGTGCTGCTAATGCGGCGGTGCCTGCCGCAATTGCAAGATTAGCCGCCCCGCTCAGTAGATTTACCGTGGATTCAGAAAGCCCTTGGCTTGTTGCTGGCGGTGACGCATTTCCTATGCCACCAACTTCCTTTGGAATGCTTGATGGAGCAGAACCATTGAAAGTAGTGATGGTTTCCGTAGTTGTAGTCGTGGAGGTTGCCGCCGAAGCCAAGGTCGCACTTGTTGCTTGTGTTGTCGCGGTTGGTGCCGTAGCGACAGCACCAGAAGCCACAGTTCCCTCTGCTTGTCTTGCTAAAGTGCTGCTCGGGGTTGCATTTCCTGCGACAACACCAGAACTCGATGCTGCACCCAAAGACGGAAGTTCTCTAGTTTCATCAGTATTCTCTGGATCGGGAAATTCAACTCTTCTCTTTTGTATTTTGTCTAGCCCGCCGATACTGACAGAAGATGGGCTTATTCCTTCGGGATTGAGGTCAATTCTTGGAGCAACCAATGTCATGTTCCCGCCGCTTGCCAATGTGTATGATCCTGAAACCTTGTGAACAAAACTACCCTTGGTATGCATGATCACATTTCCATGAACAAGCGTTCTGACATCCCCATCGACCTCAAGATAGAAATCTCTCCCCACCTTGAATTGCGCCTTTCCTTCATTCGTATAAAGCACATTTCCCTTTATGACGGCTGACTTCGATCCAATCACGATTTCATAATCATCACCTACGATTTTCGTGACTCGCGAACCGGATGGTCCTATTTCTTCAAATGAACCTGCCTTGTGATATCGATGCAATCTTTCATTTCCCAAAGTATCATCGATTTCCATAATATGACCGGATTCGCTTTCATATACATGATTATGAGGGTATGTCGCGCCATATGCGGATTGAGGTTCTTGCCATTCACCGGTGATTGCTGTTGGTACTTTCGGAATTCTTGATTCTTCCTTGTCTTTGAGAATCGTGTTATTGAGATTTTCACCGCGAGCAAGGCGATTAGTGTCCTGTTCTCCTGCATATGAATCTAATGGATATGTTCCGCTTGGATCATAAAAACCAGATTCAGAATCCTTGTAATTTCCATATTCATCGGGGAAGGGATATCCTGCGATTGTTCCGATGACGATTGGATCCTGTGCATGAGGACCATCTCTGAAAAACCCAACCACCCAAGTTCCCGAAAGCAGTCCTGTGGGACTTCTTCCTTTTCCGCTCATTGCTGCACTTGTGATCGGTTGCATGACTGCTGCCCAAGGCAAAGATTCCGTGGGAATCAAAGCCTTGTTGCTTGTATGAAATCCATAGATGCGAACCCTGCATCGTCCCAATTTAAGCGGATCATTTATATCCTCAACAACTCCGTGCCACCACACGAAATCCATTTTTCCAAGATAATCATTTGGACTGTCCTTGATTTCGTTGATCATTGTCAAATTTCCCCGCCTTCGGCAAATGTCTGTACATCAGGTATTCTTTCATCGTATCCATCTTTGACAAGTTCCATCTTCATGTTATAACTTCCATCTCCTATTTCATGAAGAATTGCTGTAATCATGTATCTTCCCGAAAGGTAAGGATCATACCAGTCATCTTTGTTTTTTGGATCTTCCGTGCTTGGTATGTCAACGGAAACCATGTCACCCACTCGTCTGCGAGAGTCACCATTGACGAGAATGCTCAATTTATTGGTCCCAATTTGATTCATTTGCGATTGACGACGAGTCGAAACCTTTTCGAGTTCGTCGTTGTCTTCTATTGAATCATAACGGAAAGAATGCTTGGGGAAATACTTTTGATACGCAGTAACATTAAAACTGAGATCGTCCGACACCTTTGATACCAATGGATATCGTGATATGGTTGGTATTCTGTCTCGTTGCGTGAAATAAGTGTATAATTCCGTGGTTGCTCGTTTGCCCAATATGTCGAGAGCAAGAGCGTTGTTTGCATACACTCCCCCGACAATCTCACGCATTTTGTCCCCGCGACCCTCCACAGAGAAGGAAATAATATTATAGAATTCCTTCTTCATGAATATTTCTCCAGTCACAGGATCTCTGTTTGATGGTGTGTGATGATATTTGACCAGTGTTTCCTGTGCTTTGAGTACTGAGAGTGGGACGAATTGATATTTTCCGTCAAGGGTTTCAAAGAACACATAATCACATGCTTCGGGCATGCTCTCTGCCGAGGATCTTTTTGCAATCCAATTGATTGCATACATGGGATTCCAATTTGGAACAATGATGTTTCTTCGGCCCAAGGTTGGGCAGGCATTCACTTTCATGCCAAATACATCGTTTGCTATGACTTCCACCATCTCACTATATCGCATATCTGTAAATGCTCGCGATATACGCAATTTTGCATTTTCATATGGTGGTATGGATACAAATTCAAGGCGAACCAGGTTCTTGCCATCGCCCGACAACTTAGTTTCAGATGACACTTTGTAAATTCTGAATGTTTTTTCGAGATAATCCCCAGCATAAGGATCGCCAGGAGTGCTGAATACGACCCTCAGCACCTCTCTTCCCGTTATTTGCAAATATCGTATTAAATTTAGCGAATCAACAAGAACAATAAACCCCGAAAGACCGTTTGAGAAGATGTCTTCGTAGATGTTTATTGATATGAACTGCGATTTTACATCAAGTAATGCTCCCGCTGCCGACTCAATAGTGATTGAGTCGATGAGAATATCGCCAGGATTGAGTATTTTTTCATTAGGAATCATGTTTCAATCAGGTGAATAATGAACGGAATTGCGTCACGATTGCACTTATGAATTCTGGTTTGACTACGCGAATCAATCTTTTGTTTTCATTGATTTTGTATTCCTGTGTTCTGTTGTCTACAGCAAGCACCTCAACAAATTCAGTATCGGTCACATATCTATTGATTATGGATGAAGGGCTTGACGGATTTGAGGGCGGTCCTGATCTTGGATCAAGAATATTTTCATCGGAGTCCTCAAAATGGTGAAGCCCATATTGGTATGGCTGTGTTCTCGAAAAGGCAAGAATTTTTGAAGCGTCTTCATCTACATAAAATCGTGCGTATGCATCGTCTGAAAATGGGTAATCGTATGATGGATCAAATTTTTCTGCTTCTTCTCCGTCGATGACGATATAGTTGTATGTTGGATTCCAATTTACGATGTTTGCAGAAACAATGCTTCCATCCGATAGCACTTGATGTATGGTCTTTGCTCTTGCCAGTATTGTCGTATCTTGTAGTTGAAAGTCTGTTGGAATTCTTGCAGTATCAGGATAGTATATGACATGACCATTGTATTTTTTTGCGATCTTGCTTTCGAGTTCAGCAGAAGACAAAGGCCATTCAAAGGTTGGATCATGAATCTCATTGAAGAGAAGAATTAACCAATGTAAATCTGCTCTTTCGTATATCCTGTGCGAAAGTGTCTCTGGTCGTTCGCCATCCTGTATTTCATACGGTAATGATGTCATTGCAGCATTCTTGAAATATTCGCTTATTTTTGCACGAACGGTGACATCCTTGACAACCTTGATTTTTGTCAAGTCGTTTTTATCCATACTGTAGGATATCGAGGGAAAGTAAGAGAAGTATGGCATGAATTAGAACCCTTGATCTATGCGATCTTGAGTGAGGATTTCCATTTCGCTGAAAGACAGACTCATTTCTACTTGAGTAGGGGCTGCACCTTCTTCATCAGGTCGGAATGTGGTAAACGGATTTGTGCCATATGAAACCGTTATTCCTGTAAGAGCGCACCGTGTCATTCGGCTCAAATACAGGTTTTCCTTGTCAGTATTCACAAATGTCAATCTGAATTCTGCGGGGTAATCAAGAAAACGACCACCATATGAGCGAGAAGGAAGAGAGTATCGTTTGAATGTTCGTATGATTGAATACACCTCTTCGACTTCTTTTCTGTTTTTGGGTTGAAACTTGAAACTAAAATCAAAGGTTCTTCTATCCACACCCTCAAACAATTGAAGAACAAAGGGATTGGATGCTCTTCGTTGACCTGCCTCAAGATATTTCTTCAAATTCAAATCGCCTTCAAGACCAACCTTTTCACCAACATCTTTCAAAGCCTCATCAAGTTGTTTTACCGTTCCCATTCCAAGTTGTTTACTTAAAGCATCCGATGCCTGTTTTGTTGCAGCATCCAATTTACCTTCGGTTGCCATCGTAAGAAGATTTTTTACACCTCCTTGAATTCCGGTTGACATTGTATCCAATGTGGAGAATGAAGTGTCTTGGCTGTATCTCATTGCATATTTGGTTTCTATGCCTCCTGGCATGTATAGAAACACAGTTTTTGTCGCTCGTTGAAGTTTTCCTCCAAGACCCAATGCTTCTTGAACAAATCCTTCTTCTCCTCTTCCAAGTGCATCTATGTTTTGCTTTCCCGCCGAAGCCAATTGTTGTATTGATCCTGTAGCAAGACCAGAATTCACCAAATTTGCAGCAGACACAGCATTTCCTACTGTAAAATCGCCCGCCAATTTAATGTCTATGAACGCCTTTCCAGTTGCAAGATTCTGCACCTTTCCTGCCAAAGCACCTAATACAGTTGATTCAGGAAGAACCTTGCCTACTGCATTTGCACCCCTTGCAATTGAACCTGCGATCCCTTTGCCTTTTTCAAGAGTGGATGCAAAGAAAGGTTTTTCGCCACGGACTGATTTTAGACCTTCTCCTTGATTCTCAAATATATCAAATACGATGAAGTTCTGATGTTCGGGGGAATCGCCAAGGTCAAAGGGATATCTGTAGAATGAACGCTCTGCCGAAGAATACGGTACAGCCGATACTCTCGAAAGATCCCTGTCTGCCTGACCGTCAGCCGAGCCTTGAAATGCTCTGCCGTTGCCATAAAGCCTTTGTAGAAATGTGGATGAGTTCAAAGGGGAAGGTCTCCTGTATCAGTTATTTAGCGTAATTTTGCTAAATATGATTTTGAGGAGACCTACTATTTCCAAGGCTAGTTACAAAGGATTCTATCGGCCAACGAACCCGAGCAAATACCAAGGAGACCCTAACAATTGCGTGTATCGGTCTCTTTGGGAACGAAGGTTCATGGTTTTTTGTGACACAAATCCAAATGTGATCGAATGGTCTTCTGAGGAAGTGGTAATACCATACAGATCTCCGTTTGATATGAAAATACATCGCTACTTTGTCGATTTTTGCATACGAACAAAAAACAAAGATGGCTTGGTGGAGACCACATTAATAGAGATCAAGCCAAAGAAGAAAACAATTCAGCCGGTCGCTGTCCCCGTGGGTGCCCGTGTGAGCAAAGGCA